CGTATTTAGACCGGGCCTCTTCCTCACGCTCTGCAAAGGTTTCTTCAATCTCAGCGCGTTGTTTCTGGATTTCCCGATGTTGGACCAGTTTTTCAGCTTCAGCACGGATGAAATCACCATATGCTTGGGGGCTGTCAAATTGATCGGCAGTCGGAATCTCCGTTGGCGCGGCTGGCACGGGTGCCTGCTTTGCCTGCTGCTCACGTTCCCATTTGCGCTGTTCTCTTGCGAGGCGCTTGCCAATCATCGCGTCGATTTCAGCTTGCGAGTACTTTTTTTCCTCTTGGGCGTTACCGTCTTGACTTTCAGCTACTACCGGCGCATTTTGTGCATTGTCCGTGGTGGCCGTCACCTCGGGTGCTTGCGCGGAGTCTACTTCCGCTAAGGCTTGGACTTCATCAGTCATGTTTAACTCGTGTGAGTTCCCGGTCTACTGGGCCGGTACAGTTGAATATTACACCTAAAAATTTATTTGGTGTTGATTGGTTTGCAGTAAATCACGCCAGCAGATGAAATCTGGATGGCGCTGACTCGCCACAGACCGCTGGTGCTGATTGGCACTTTGAATGCGATGGGTGTGAACGATGGGATTGGGGTGCTGGCAGTTGTTGCCACAGCGCCTTCGCCCACTTCAACGTAGCAGGGCTGGTCGGACCAAACCATGACACCTTCGGGGCCAGCGGGCCAGCCAGTTGTGTTGGCCGCTGTACCTGTGAAAGATGCAGTTTGAGCAGGAAAACTTGCTTTGGTGAGAGCGTTGAGAAGTTCCATAATGGTTCCTTTATGCCAAGAATTTTAATTTGTACAAGGTGGACAGGTAAAGCCCGACGATTTCATCAATGATGTTCTGGATCGGGGTGTCGGTTTTGCTTACCACCTCGTACCGCATATCTTCAATGTCTTTGAGAGACTGCTCCAAAAACTCAATGATGTTGCTGTTTTTCTTGGCGCTCATCAGGCTGATAGGCCCAATTAAACCATGACGGCCTTGATACGCCTCGGCAAACTTGTCGGCCAACTCAATTACCTCGTCGTAGAACGTGTTTAGCGCCGAGTGCTTGGAAAAGCTGCGGGTGTTCAGGTGAACCGAATGGGCCACATCACGGGCCAAGAACAGTTCGCCTACAAAATCAGCGCATTTCATTCATCTCTCCTTGGGGTGGCATCATCTCTGGCTGCATTTCGGGCATTTCACGTTGCTCAGTCATCATGACCATGTTGTCGTTGCTCTCCATCGCAGCAGCCACAACGCCCATAGCGATGTCTTGGATTTGTTGCTCACTCATGCCAGCCTGAACAGCGGAAATGCGTTGTGTCTCGGCCTGGTATGCCTTGATGTCAGCCTCAAACTGTTTGATCTGCATCTCGCGGGCTTCCATGCTCTGGTTGACGTTTTGCAACATCTGAAACATGTTTTCCATCTCAGCGGCCATTGCCTCCATTTGCTGGTTGGCAGCAGCAAGGGCTGGATCATCTTCATCGGCCAGCACTTTGGGGTCAATGGTTTTCTTGAATCGCTTGGCGAGGTCTTGAGCACCGGGCCAGTCCATGTTCTTGACAAACAGGTCGCCAGCAACTTGCCACAATTGTGGATTGCCTTGCAGCAACTGAGCCATCGACTCAAGGGCTTCTTGGCGCTTGGTAGCGTAACCAGGACCAGTGATCACACGCACATCGTACTTGCCAACAGACGGGTTGTAGATCTTTTCGATCAACGTGCCTTCTTGGTCCACGATGCGCTTGACTGGTTCCTCTTGCATCGGGTTCATCTTGACGGAATCTGGCTCACCGTCTTCGCCAATGATGCGGGCAATGCGCTCAGTGTCGTAAATCTTGGGTATCAGGTCCACCAGTTGACGGCCAATGTGACGGATCGCACGGGCCAAGTTGTCAACGTAGTGGTAGGTGCCAATGTCGCCCTCACGCTGGCGGGCGAGAATGGCTTTGCCAGAACGCTCGTTGCTGGTCATGCCCAGCGATGCGTTGTACTGGCCGGTGGCCGACTTGATGTCCTCGGCAGCGCCCGCCTTGGCTTGCAGCAGGCCGCTAGAGGCCATTGGAGGCTGTGCCCGCTGGGGTAGTGGCAACACAGCGCCTTGGCCGTCTGTAACGTCTGGATTGACCTCGAGATAGGGCCAATTGTTCGTGTTGGCAGTCTTCCACTGCTGCTCGTAACCTTCAAACTGCCCACCGTAGCCAATGAAGGGGGCTTTGGGGGCCAGCGCCAGCATTTCGGCTTCTTGGCTTACCCAGTAGTTGTACATGCGTTGGGCGTCTTTGGCGTTGCGCACCAAGCCCGACACGTACATCTGGCCGTCCACCTCAAACTCGTTGCCGACCACGCGCACCACGGGAATGTAAGCACCGGCCCACTCGCGTTCTTCAAGAATGTCGTAGCCGTTGATCTTGCACCACTTGACCTTTTTGCGGTCAGCTTGGCGTTTGCGGATTGGCGCACCAAACATCTCGCGCAGCATCTTGTCCTCGGGCGTGCCCGTGAACGCAGTCTGGTTGCCGGGGTACAAGTTAAGCGTGTGCTTTTCGTACTCAATGTAGAAATACTCGGCGATGCGAACAGTGTTCTCGCCGATCCATTGTGCAATGGACTGATCGCCAACGCCAAGGCTCATCAATGTGCTGATAGGCGCTGCATCGGGGTACATGCGCTCATATTCAGCTTTGGTCATGTCCTCTGTCACAAAACACCACTTGGCATCTGCGCCAGTGGGGTCTTGAATCATGGGGTCCATGTAGACGCTGAAACTGTTGCGGATGCGTCCGATCTTGATGTCCTGATCAAACGTGTCTTCGTCGCAGTACTCAGTCAGCAGCCGGATGTAGCCTTCACCATAGGACACTTGGTTTTCGCAGGCTGTGTCATAGGCCACATCAGCATCCGAGATGTACTCGATGTGACGGATAACACCGTTGAACACATCTGCCATGTCCACATCGGCCTTGTCGTCAGCCGGAATCACTTTGATGCCAGGGCGGTTCATGCGCTGCTCGTTCGTCACTTGATGAACGTGCTGGGGCAGCTTGTTGATGGTCAGGCAAGGGCGGGCGTTGATCGTTTGGCCCTGCACAGAGCCGCGAGTCTGGAGCACGTCAGCAGGCCACTGCCACTGGTTGTCTGGAGAGCCTGCATAAAACCGCAGATCGTCAAGTTCGTCTTCTCGAGTTTGGGAAAACGCCGCCATTGCCATCTTCATGCGTGAACGGGCAACGGTTAGAATTTCCTCGGAACCGCCTTTTGACGGGTACGGTCCGTTTTTCGCCACATTGGCTGCGGCTACGATTCCGGTAGTGTCTTTCATGCGTCAAATACTCCGAGGGTGTGTGATTCCCGCATGACCAGAAGGTTGTCACCCTCATACTTCAAATCTTGGCCGATGGAATCACCAAATAGCACCTTGTCACCGACTTTTACGTCTTTGGCGTCAGGCCCAGCGGAGATTACCACACCCGTGCCAGTTTGTTTGTCACGCAACAGGATAAACAACTCATGTTTTTCCATGTCTGGACGCACGATTAGGCAGTCTTGCAAGGCTTGTAAACTCATATTATCCCCAAACCCGCATAGGTGTAGCAGGCGTCACTGCAAAGGATTCCAAGGCTTTGTCGTTTTCACCAGCTAACAAACGCACGTTGACATGCCAGCCTTGGATTGGAGCCATCACAGGTACGTCCTCCCCATCTTGCTGCGTTGTTGCGCCAGTGGGTTTGTAGATCACACCGATGGTGTCAATGTTGGTGTAGTTGGGCTTGTCCTCTGCGCCGTACAGCACTTTATTGGCCGCAGCTTCGTCAGGAAATGCTAGGTAGTAGTCCATGATGTGTCCTTAAACTGTGATGGCTTGCAACTCTCCGTTTTCAAGGCGGCGAGGGTAGTAGACTAACTTTGCAATATGCTGAGAGCCAATGGCAGTCCCGGCCAAGCATCCAATTTCTGCGCGGCTTACAACGGGGATAGTTCCAGAGGTATCTGTTGCCACAGTACCGCCGTTTCTTGATACTGCAAAATCATTGACTTTGTAAGCGCCAGCAAGTTGGTAGCTTGTTCCAGCAACCATTGTTCCTGTAGTCAAACTTGCCTGCGACACGCCTGCTGCGGTAACTCCAAGACCTGTAGCGGCACCAGAAGTAAGATAGCGCAGCCCAACAAAGTTAGTGGTTGTGTTATCGGAAGCCAAAAAGATGTTTTTATTAGCGCCAAAATCTGAAGCCAGCGGTCTAAATTGAGCGAAGAAAGTACCTTCAGTGGCGTTGTACCAAGTGCTGAAGTTTGTTCCTGTCATCACTGCCACATCAGCCGAGCGTGTGACCTGTGAAGCCACGGTTGGGATGTAGCTGGTAATAAATGCTCCGGCTTCCAGTTGAGCGCCCCAGATGTAAATGCCGCTTATGCCGTCGCCTGTGTAACTAGCAGCGCCAGTTGCGTTTGAGCCTTTATATATCCATTGTTGAGCCGTGAGTGCAATTGTTACTGTTGCAGTGACAGCGCACCTATACCAACCATTACCAACAGGTGTAATAACAGGAATTGGCACAGATACGTTAGCAGCGGCAGTTGTTGAACTGCCAATTGCGCCAGTGGAAAGATTAAAAGTAGTGCGGGAAATGTTAGTGCCGCTCCCATCACCTATGCCGACAATCACAAAAGCGCCTTCAGCCGCTTTTGCAAACACAGACGCGGTCAAAGTAGTTCCGCTAACAATTGTTATAGACGTTGCATTTCTAACTGTGTGGCTTCCCGTTGCGGTATCTTCAACCAGTTTGTCACCAGTTATAGCGCCATCAGGTGCAACCACAATGTTAGCCGTGATACTGGTTCGTGATTTAGTCCAAGCCGCATTACTAAACTGTTCAGAGTACGTCAACAGGTTCGTTCGCTGTTCTTCAATCAGCAGCCCCAAGGCGGTTTGCGTGGTAGGCGCGTAGTCAAACCGTGGCGCGTCGATAGCTGCTGTTTCCAGCACAGTGATGTAGTTGGTAATCGGTGCGGTGGTTGTGGGGGTGTAGGCCGTGACTGCGCTGCGTTGCTCCAGTTGAGCGCCCCAAACATAAATAGATGTACCTGTGCCCGTGAAAGAGATGCGCTGACTATTGTTAAAAACATTTCCGGTAGAGGCGGGGGCTAACCCAAACTCTGCTCTGTTAAAGCCAGCAACTGATGAGCCAGTAATGACAACCCTATACCAGCCGCTTCCTACGCCTTCGGCAAAAAACAACCCCGCCGTGGCGTTTGTTCCGCTGTCTGTTTGTGTGATTACCCCCGTGCTTAAATCAATAACTGCGGAAATACCATTTTCAGAAGTTTCTACGTTTGTAAGAGTCAAGACACCAAAATTGTTTGTGCCAGCCTTCATGAACAAACTTAGGGTGTAATCGGTGCCCGCCAACAAATCAGGTGTCGGTACTTGATTGCCAATGTGGACTCCACCTGCTAGGTTGTCTGTAAATGTAGCAGCAGTTGTAGTGCCATTAGGGGCAACTTGAGTGGCAGCCGCAATTGTTCCACCAGTCGTTTCCCAAGCTGACGTGTCGACTGCTGATTGCGTCAACAAATTTTGATCCCCTAACGCCGTTTGGGTGCCGTAGTAGGTGGCCGTGCTGGCGCGGGTAAAGGTAATGCGGGGGTCCATAGTTTGTGCTCCGGCAAATTGCAAGATAAGTGACGGCGATAGCCTGCCCAACAAGTTTGAGCCACCCAGTGTTACGTGTGGTGATACGCCTAGTGAAACAGCGTTTCTAAAGCCAAGAAAACTCATTTTTTACCTTTCGCGGGGGCTTTTTGCGTAGCGTCACGCTTGACGGAATACGCGATTGCCACAGCCTGCTTGACCGGCTTGCCAGCCGCCACTTCAGCCTTGACGTTCTTGCGAAACGCCTCTTTTGAGGGTGACTTGACGAGTGGCATTACTTGGCCTTTTTGGCGGGTTTGGCTGTCTTGGCCGACTCTTTAAAGTCCTTGGCCGTAGGCGCTCCAGCAGCGCCAGGTTTGCGCATCTTCTCGCCAGAGCCAGCAGCGATACGGGCGCGTTTGGCGTTGATGTTTGCGTAAAGTCCAGGTTTCGTAGCCATAATCAGCACTTCCATCGTTTAAGTGATGCCTTGGCCCGTTCTGCTGGACCTTTGGCGTTTTTGACCACCCCTTCCATGCGGGCGCAGAACGAGTCTTTACGGCCTTGGTCGGCCTTTGTCTTTGGGCTGGGCGCAGGTGCTTTCAAGTTGGATCCAGTGGCTGCGTTGTACTTGGCGCGGCCCTTTTCTGTCAAGCCAGCACCCTTGGATGCGGGCAACTTCTCACCACGTCCGACAGAAAGTGACACGCTTTTCTTTGTAGCCATTCAAGCCCCCATCCATCCAGTTGAGACTGCACCGCGCTCTGACACGACGCGGCGTTCGGGTTTATTGTACTCACCCCGGCTTGCAACTGGGTATGAGAATGTTAGCGCAATGGCGTCGGCAGCGTCGGGCGATGCCAAACCACGGGCTTTCATGTCTTTTTTCGACTCCAAAAAGATCGAACCTTTGGAGTCCGGCTTCATCATAGGCGAGATTAGGTCAGTTTTCAAGAACCTATCGTTTGGAATGCTGGCCGACTTGAGCCAGTCGCGCATGTCGCCCCAAATTTGCGCCCTCATGTTGCCGTACATGGCCGGATTGCGCGACTTCCAGCCGAAGTTAACGCCCTTGATCTTGTACCGCTGCTCTTTTAGCCGGTCCACGATACCCGCCCCCAGACCGCCCTCGTCAATAAACACCATCGCAGGCTTAAATTCTTCAATAGCCTCGATGACGTGCCCAACCACCGTCATGGTGTCGTCGCCTCGGTGCCTGATGATGCGCACAATGTCCCGCCCTTGCCTGACGGCCAGCACGGTGGCGTCTGCCCCGAACCGCGCCGGGTCCACACCGATCACGATGGGTGCGCTTGGGTCTTTGTACTGGGGCCGTTTCATGGCGTCGTCCACCACCAAGCTGGAGATGAACTGATCGTCGCCAGCGTTCGGGAACTCGCCGTACACCTCAACGTGCGATTGCGAGGAGTCCGGCCCATATTCGTCAATGATCTGCTGATAGACCTGCTGGTCTGTGCCCTCGACCGTTCTTGCGTCCACCACCTTGGTCTGCCAGAACTCACGTTTGCTGTGAAAAGTCTCGTAGAAGTACCCGGTGTTGCGCCGTGGGTTGGAGAACGCCAACCAGAATCTGTTCGGTGTGTTTTCCGTAAAGAAACCAGCCGTCACCGCCCAGATTGCGTCGTCAATACCGCTGGCCTCATCAAAGATCACCATTACACCATCAAAGTTGTGCACACCCGCGTAGGCGTCTGGGTTCTCTGCTGACCACAGCCGTCCCTCAACGCCCCAGTAACGTGTGCCTTTCTTCAAGTCGCGCTCGACCAGTTCAGTTAACCACTTGGCTGGCATCAACCTGGTGGCTGACACCTCGAACCAGTGGCTGTTCAGTGACATGGCCAGCCACTTGGTGATCTCGGCCCATGTGATACTTCTGAGCTGGCTTTCTGAGTTGGCCGACACGATGGTGGTCGAGCCGATGCGTGTGGACAGCATCCAGATCACGATCCATGACACTAACGCCGACTTGCCAATACCCCGGCCAGATGAGACCGCGTGGCGTAGGGTGTTGAAGTCCACTTGACCCTTGTTCGCCTTGATGTGGTCGCCGATCTGCTGGAGCACCTCGCGCTGCCATTTGCGCGGTCCGTTGAAGTGTTCCAGCGGCGTGCCCTTGACGCCCCACGGGAACGTGTACAGCACAAACGCCAGTGGGTTGTCCTTGTATTGTGGCGACCAGAGCCTGGCCATCAACTCTTGTTCGTCTTCAGCAGAATAGATGGTGGTTTGCATTAGGCGCTTTGTTTGTGTGGGGCCAGTCGCGCTTGTAACGCTGGTGTGGGTTCGTGTGCTATTACATCGACTACGTCTGCTGCTCTGCGCTCAGCCTCGGCCAGTGCGCCAAGAATACTGATCTGTTGGTTGACGTCTACTGTGATGGCCTGCTTGGCCACCCAGCCGTGGACGTTTTGCAGGATCGCCAAGCTGGCCTTGGCGTCGCCCTGTTCGGCTGCCTTGTGCAACTGCTTGGACGCCAGCAACTCCCCGTCGGCGCGTCCTTTTTGTTCGGCCAACTGCGCCACTCTATCCAATTCGCACAACTGCC